AGTACCGTCATTCTTCCTGACCCGCAAATTGGTTATCGTCGTTTGGCGGACGGGACAATGTTGCCGATGCACGATGAGAAAGCAATGAATCTTGCTTTGCAGATGATGAGATTCATTCGTCCTGACAAAGTTGTTAACTTAGGCGATTTTATTGATTTACCTGAGTGGTCGTCTAAGTTTCTAGTGTTGCCCGAATTCGTTTTAACTACGCAACCATCTATTGATAGGGCGCATAAATTTTTGGCTCAACAGAGAGCGTGTGTCGGGTTGGAAGCCGAAATGGTTTTAATTGCGGGAAATCATGATGCTCGTTTACCGATGGCAGTCGCCCGTAACGCAATGGCGGCTTTAAGATTGAAGCGAGCGAACTTGCCTGAAAGTTTTCCTGTGCTTTCTATGGGTTTTCTTTTACGCTTGGAAGAGTTGGGTGTCAAATATTTGGGTGCTTACCCTGCTCACAAGTATCAAATTGCTAAAGGTGGTAAAGGTCAGACGCCTCTTTATGCGATACATGGTGACAAATTGGATGTGGCTAAGGTAGCAAAAAGTGAGAGACAGTCTTTTGTGCAAGGTCATATTCATCGTGTGGCAGTTCACTCGGAAACTTATGAGGTCAGTGGTGAAAGAGAACAGGTGATGGCTTTCTCCCCTGGATGTCTCTGTCGTGTTGACGGTTATGTGCCTTCAACTAAGTCGGCTGTTAATGATGATGGAATTCCTGTGACTCGTTTTGAGTCTTGGCAACAAGGTATGGCTGTTATTACCGAAACAGAAGATGGGTTTTGGTCGGTGGAAATTATTTCAATAACTAATGGGAGGGCTGTTTATCGTGGACGAGTTTTCACATCTAACGGAGAAGACGAATAAACCGACTTTATTAGAAGCGGCAACGGCTGTTGTCGTTTTGTGGGTTGATATTTATGATTATCAGCATGAGACTTGGGTTGATTTTCCTTTGGATTTGTCAAAGTTTAAACCTGCTGAGATGCGAACGCTTGGATACTTAATTGGTTCTACTGGTGATTCGTTGATTATTTGTTCAACGATTGATTTGGTTGAGGATAGATGTTCAACGGTGAGTGTGATTCCGAATGGTTGCATCAAAGCCGTTACCGTGCTATAGTCGTTTTAAATAATTGGAAAGGAACCAATATGTCAGAAGAAATAAAAATGCACCAATGTGATGTGTGTGACGGAACAGGGCTTGTGTTAGTGCCAACTCGGGAAGATTCAGAGGAAGCCCTATGCCCAAAGTGTTTTGCACGAATGTTCAGTCATTTTCAACACCCGTCGGGAACCGTACAACACCCTTCCCGCAGAATGGTTATTAACAAACAAACAAAAGGAGAATGATTATGTCATTTCAGTTACTAGATAAACCGACACACGGAAGCGTGGAGTGGTTGCGCCAAAGATGGCGTGACGATAAAGGGCATTGTGTTTTTGGTGCCTCAGATATTCCTGTTTTAATGAACGCTTCACCTTGGCGTAATCGTGCCGAATTATTCGTGGATAAATCAACGCCACCAACTCTGAATGAGGAGACTCCCGCTATGCGACGAGGAAACCTTTTGGAGCCAGTTTTGTTGAGTGAGGCTGAACATCTACTCGGTGTTCAAATCGTGACACCGAACAAACAATACAAAAAGGGGCGTCTAGTTGTTTCTTACGACGGGTTGCCTGCTCTTCAATTAGAGAAACCTGATTTTGTGGTGGAGGCAAAAACTACTGCATCAAAGACAGTTGAATCCATTGATGACATTGGCAACGATTGGCGTTGGCAAGGTTGGGCGCAATCAGAAATGTTTGGTGGTGTGCCAGTATTTTTTGTTGTGTTTGATAAACGACAAAATATTACGATTCATGAATTGCCTGACAATCCTTCGGCTCGCCAACAGTTAGTTGAAGAGTCAGAAATTTTTGGTCAACGAGTTGATAATCAAGAGCCTTTGGGTGAACTGTTAGATGAGATGAGTGCAGAGCAAATTGCTTCGTACTTTCCAACTTCTAACAGGATTGTTGAGTTGCCTGTCAATGCGACGAATTGGTTGACGGCTTTAGAGATGGGTCGTGAAATGAAGGCTGATGGTGAGAAACAAGAAAAACTTGCTAAGGATGAATTGGCAAGATTAATGCAAGATGCCGATGTTGGCACTTTGAATGGGATTTCTGTTGTGTCTTGGAAAGAAACAGCAGGGAGAGCGTCTTTGGATGTGAAGGCTTTGAAAGCCGATTATCCTGAGTTGCACGAAAAATATATCAAACAAGGAGCGCCGTTTCGTACGATGCGTATGCTCAATCAAAAAAAGGAGAAAAAGTAATGGCTTTTAATAACAGTGACTACATTGATGTTGCTACAAGAATTGGTTTGTTTCGTGAGAAACATCCTGAGGGTTCGTTACAGCCGTCAGATTTGACAAAACCATACGAAATTGTGATGGTAGGCGATAAAACTTTTATTGTGGTTGTCGCTTCCGCATTTCGTAGCCCGACTGATGAGCGTCCTGGGATTGGAATGGCTTGGGAGCCTTTCCCTGCCATGAATCAACAGATGCGGGGTTCTGAGTTGATGTTGTGTGAAACTTCGGCTTGGGGTCGTGCAATCGTAGCGGCTTTAGCGGCGGACACCAAACGGGGTGTTGCTTCTCAAGATGAAATTGTGGCTCGTAATAGTCAAGAAATTTTGAGTAATGCTTTCCCAAATTCTTCGGTTGTCAATCGGTCTTCGGCACCTGTGAGTTATCCTTCCCGAAACAATGCGGGTAGTTCAGGTTCGTCGCAAGGCGGAGGGGCTTCAGCGAAACAACAGCACTTCATTAAAAAGTTGTGTCAAGACAATTCGGTTGCAGACCCGATGGCTTTTGTTTCAGGTTTGTTGGATAGAAATGTGGATTCACTTGAAGAGTTGTCAGGGCGAGATGCGTCCAAGGTTATTGAGGGTTTGTTGAATCCTTCGGTGCCTGCATCTAAACCTGTTGTGTCAAAGAAACCTGTGGCACCGACTCCAAGTTTTGACGAAGAGCCGTTCTAATTATTTGAGGTGTTAGCGGGTCGCCGTGCTACGACCCGCCTACACCCAACTATCAGACGAATAATAATTCGTTTAAAGGAAAGAAGTTTTAAAGATTAGTTTTGTTTACCCATAGGAGCGGTTTCGTGTCTATTGAAGCAATAAATTGGGCGTTAAACCACGCTCCATGTGAAAACAGCACACAAAAGTTGGTTCTCTTTGCGCTTGCAAACCACGCTCACCCTGACGGGTCTTCAGCGTTTCCGTCCGTAGCACGAATCATGCGGTACACACTTTTGTCGGAGCGGGCTATCAGATTGCATCTAGCGGGCTTAGAAGAGTTGGGGTTGATTGAGAGGGGCGATGCGTTCATTGTTGCTTCATATATCAATCGTGCTGACCGTCGCCCTCAAGGTTGGAATCTTCGTTTGGACAAAATTAGCGGGGTGCCTTTGGTGCAGGTCGTAGAGGTACGGGGTGCATCTGATGCAGGTAACGGGGTGCATATGACGACAGAACGGGGTGCAGGAGATGCACCCAAACCATACATAGAACCATCAATAGAACCATCATCTGTTTTCATGTCCGAAGCGGTTGAATTGTGTGAACTTCTCGCTCACGAGATTGAAACCAACGGGAGTCGGAAACCGAAGGTTACGGCTAGGTGGATTCAAGACATGGAGAAGATTTTGCGGTTGGATGACCGTTCGTTTCAACAGGTCAGGTCGGCAATTCTTTGGTGTCAAAGTAATTCTTTTTGGAAGGCAAATATTTTGTCTCCAGCGAAGTTGCGGGACAAGTATGACCAGTTGAGGTTGCAGGCTTCTCGGGATGTAAGTCACCATCCTTTAAATGGTTTGTCAGACTTTTTGGCGGACTCGTGAATGGCTATAACCCGTATTTTGATAAAGACGGTTTGGATGCCCGCCCGTTTGTTTTTAGAAACGATTTAGATTACGGGTTGCAAGGCGAGGCTTGGGTGCAAAATGTTTTGGTTGAAAAGTGGGAGATTAAAACTGACCGTTACATGAATGGCAACATGGTGGTGGAAACTCAACAAAACCCGAAGAGGTTGACCGATTCGGAGGGTCAACAAGTTTGGAAGAACTCGGGGATTCGGGTGACTGAGGCTAGTTGGTGGATTTATGTTTTCAATCTAGGTCAAACCTTCATTGTTGTTTCGGTGCCTCGGCTTAAAAAGTTTTTGGAGATGGAGGGTCATGCGTTGAGGAAAACCTATTTCGCTTCGTCTTCAGACAATCCTGCTCGTGGATATCTGTTGACACCCGAGAATGTGGCACACTTGTTGATTGATAAAAAGTATGACTGCTGATGGAGCGTAGGGAAACTGCTCAGGTGTTGGCGATGTTGGCTTCCGCTTATCCTCACATAAAGATTACAAGAGAAACCGCAGAAATTTACCATGATGTGTTACAAGATTTAGAGATAAGTCAATGCGTTCGTGCTTCACGGGGCATTGTTCGGGTATCGCAGTTCTTTCCGTCGGCTTCAGAGATTCGCCGAGCGGTGTTGAAAGAGGCAAATTTGTTGTCGCCGTTACCGATTGAAGCATGGGCGGAAATAGTAAAAGTTACTTCAAGTCAAGGTTTGCAAAATTCTCACGAGTGGAGTCATGCGACTCTCGCTGAAGCAATCAAAGCAATCGGTTGGCGAGAGATTTGTTTTGCAGAAAATCAAGGAGTGTTGAGAGCGCATTTTTTAAAATTGTATGAAAGTCTTGCCACGAAAAATGACCAAAAGATTTTGATGAGTTCTCATGACAGGCAATTAGGTCAGATGACGGTGATGCAGATTGAAAGGGCAGACGAATAGTGAAACCGAGGGCAAGATTGACTCGGAAGACCCCGTTACGGTCTAAAACTGCTCTCAAACGCTCTAATTGGCGCCCAAAAAGGAAGTCTGATGCAGAGTGGCAGAAGGCTAGGAAAGTCGTCTTAAAACGCTCCGAGGGGCGTTGTGAAGCCCGATTGAGGGGTTGCCAAGGTCAGGCTCATCATGTTCACCACATTCTTCGTCGTTCGCAGGGCGGAAAACATGAGGAGTCCAATCTGTTGAGTGTTTGCACATTTTGCCACGATTTTATTCATGCGAACCCAAAAGAGGCATCGGAAAAGAATTTATTGAAAGTCAGGAAGTATGACAATGATGACAACTAATGTCTGTCAATGGACGGTCAACGCTTAACTTACGAATTTACTTTCAACGAACGACCTTGGACAGTCAACGCCGAGCGGGCAGGTAATCGGTGGGAAAGAGCGAAGAAAACAAAATATTGGCGGGAACAGTTTTGTTTGTTATGTCGGATTCAATCGCCGATGGTTTTGACGGACGCCGTTGTAGAGGTCAGGTTGAACTTGAAAGGAAGGCTTCAAGACACTTCGGCTTGTCTCCCTGCCGTCAAAGCGGCTGTTGACGGGCTTGTGGATGGTGGTTTATTTCTTGACGACACAGGCGACCATGTGAAGTGCATAGTTTTTTGGGCGCCCGTACGGTCAAAGAGTGATGCGTTAATGATTTCTGTAACAGGTCTTCAAATGGATAGAGAGGGCTATACTCAACCTAAGTAAATCTCAGGAGGATTTTGTGCCAAAACTAGGTGAAATTAATGTACCCGAATTCAGGTCAGAGAACGATGAAAGCGACTTGAATAAAGTGAAGATGCTTACGCAAATGATGAGAGAACATCAACAGTCTGTTATTCGGTTAGGTAAACAACGCCGTAAAGTTGTCAGAAAGTTACGCTCTCGTCGGGTGCCTTATCGTGAGATAGCAAATTCGTGTGGGGTTACCGACCAAGCATTGTTCGCCGACCTTCGCAAACATCCTGAGGATGAATGAGGAGTCAACCAATTACGCAGGTTGATGTTGAAAACGAATTACTGAGATTGGTTTCTTTGTTAGAGGATGAAACAGAAAAGTTTGAGTCGCTCGCCATTGATGGGGCTAGGAATGAAACCAATTTTAAAAAGGTTTGGGCGTCAACATATTTGAGGGCAGATGGCTCTATTCGGAATCGGGAAGCGTTGGCAGATTTAGACAATTCGGAAGCCATGTATGCGTACAAGGTTTCTGAGGCTTTGGTCAAATCTAAGCGTGAAAAGTTGCTGTTTCTGAGGACAAGTATTGATGCTTTAAGGTCTTTAAATGCCAAT